GTTTGGTTGGAGTGTAGAAAAGGTTGGTCCTGTTCAAGACAAAGGTCTTTACGAGCAGGCAAAAAGTTTTGCTGATAGCGCTAACAAAGGTGACGTTGTTGCAAAACACAGTGAAGAAGGTAACAAGTCTAATAAAGAGCAGGTACCATTTTAACTATGAGTGGCCCATGGATAGACTCTTTGTGGTTCATGGGCCTACTCGAAGAAGATTTAAAAGAAGATAAAAAAGAAAGGAACGAGAAAGATGCCAAAACCAAGGACGTGCCCAACGTGCAATCAAAAATTCGACATAACGAAATGGCAAAAAAGTAAAATTTATTGCACTGAGGTTTGTAAACCAACGTGGAGACCAAACCGAGGTGGTCCCATAGGGAGACCTAAGGCTAAGAAATGAAGTTTAAGGAAATATTTGAGGGCAATAATAGTGCCTATGGTCAACTAATATTATCAGGAGCAACGACTGAAAAAGGTAAAGCTGAAGGTAAAGCTTTTATAAAAAGACAACCAATCACAGATAAATTATGGGAGGAGCATCTAGAGGGTAAAGATCCGGCTCTAGGTGTTATACCTATTAACGAGGACAATATGTGCAAGTGGGGATGTGTTGATGTGGATCAATACAACTTAGATCATTTGTCTATCATGCGTAATATAAAAGGGTTTGGTTTCCCATTGGTAACTTTTAGATCTAAGTCTGGTGGGGCACATTTGTTTTTATTTGCTAAAGAGTTTATTCCTGCATCACTGATGCAGTCAAAACTCAAAGCAATGGCAGAGGCTTTGGGTTATGCAGGTAGTGAGATCTTTCCAAAACAAACTGAAATTTTAGTTGAACGTGGAGACACAGGAAACTTTTTAAACTTACCATACCATGGTGGCATTAGAGGACTTCGGTACACATTTAAAGCTGGCGGTGAAGCTGCTAGTTTAGAATCATTCTATTCTATATATGATGAGTGGGTACAGACAAAAGAACAAATAGAAAATATTATTGTTAAACAAAAAGCAGAGAGCAACGATGCTTTCAAGGATGGCCCGCCATGTTTAAATACTTTGGCACAAGATGGGTTTGGTGAAGGATCGCGGAACAATGCTTTGTTTAATGTAGCTGTGTATCACAAACAAGCGAACCCAGATAACTGGGAGGACATGTTGATGTCTGATAATCAGAAATACATGAACCCACCATTATCTTTTAACGAAGTGCAACAACTAATAAAATCTGTTGGTAAACGTGGTTACGATAAATACAGATGTAAAGAGCAACCAATATGTGGTGTTTGTAATGCTGCGAAGTGCAGAACTAAAAAGTTTGGTGTTGGGTTTGAAGAAGAGCAAATGCCGGAACTGGATACACTGACTAAGATAACATCTAATCCACCACAATGGTTTTTAAATGTTGGTGGTAAGAGAGTAGAACTTAAAACAGAACAGCTACACAATCCTAATTTGTTTGCGATTGCAGTCCTGGATCAAGCAAACGTGGTATCACCAATACCAAAAGCAAATGACTGGAGAGAAATATATTTAAAAACATTAATGCAAAACTTACAGGAGATAGAGTCTTTAGAATCATTAGACCCTACAAATCAAATAACTAATTTACTATATGACTTCACTGTCAACAGACCATCAGCAAGAACTAAAGAAGATATACTAAACAAAATGTCCTGGACAGATGAAGACTTTACGTATTTTAGAATGGATGATTTCTATTCTTTTTGTAAAAGAAATAATTGGGAGATAGATAAAACAAAGACAGGTAACCTTATGAAACAATTAGATTTTTTTGTAGATGAGATTAGAATGACATTAAAAAATCAGACACCTCGCCTAGTTAAAATTAAAGCCATGAAAAAGACTAAACCAAGTGTAAGTCAAGTTACTTATCAGGAGACTCCGTTTTAATGAAAACAATTATACTAGGGCCACCAGGCACAGGCAAAACTACAACACTACTTAATTTAGTAGAAGAGTTTTTACGAGCAGGCACAGATATAAAAAAGATAGGATATTTTTCTTTTACAAAGAAAGCTGCATGGGAGGCTATTCACAGAGCCGAAGATAAATTTATGATTGATAAAAAAGAAATACCTTATTTCAAAACATTACACTCTCTTGCTTTTCATGTTTTAAATATAAAAAAAGAAAGAATGATGAAGCACGCTGACTATAGAGACTTTGGTCAGAAGTGTGGAATACCAATACAGAGTGCATGGTATAGTGATGAAGACGGTATATTTAATTCAGACAATGAATATCTTAGAGTTATAAATAGAGCGAGAGTAAAACAAATAGATGTATTGGAAGAGTATGACAACAACAACCACCTGGTGGACATAGAAAGAGATTTATTATACCTTTTATCTGAAGAATTAAAGAGATACAAAAAAGAAAAAGGTTTGGTTGACTATGACGATATGTTGGAAAACTTTATTAAAGAGAATCCTAGTGTACCACTTGATGTACTATTCATCGATGAGGCGCAAGATCTTAGTTCCCTGCAATGGTCAATGGTTAGAGCTCTCTGGAAAAGAGTTGAAAAGACATATATTGCTGGGGATGATGACCAAGCCATCTTCAGGTGGGCTGGAGCGGACGTGGATCACTTCATTGCCCTCAGGGAAGAGGTTGATTTTATCAATACACTAGATCAATCTTATCGCATACCTGGTGGACCAATACATGAACTATCACAAGACATAATTAGAAAAGTTACAAACAGATACGATAAAGATTATATGCCACGACAAGAGATGGGTGACCTTACACGATACTCTGACGTGACGCAGGTTGACATGTCTCAAGGTGAGTGGTTGGTGTTGACAACAGCTAATCATTTCTTAGACGATGTAAAAGATTTGTGTGAGTTGCAAGGTTGGTACTATGCACACAAAAGTAAAAACTCAGTTAAGTTAGATTTACTTCTTGCAATTCAAGCCTGGGAGAAGTGGAGAAACAGTGAAACATTATTACCCGTTGCATCGATTAAAAATATTTATTCGTACCTGGGTGATAACGTGACCAAAGGTTATCAGAAAGGTAAAACTTTTGATGAGAATGAAGAAGGTTATTACATTCAAGAGTGTATAGATGATCACGGACTACAAACAGATGACGTTTGGTTCAAAGCGTTTGCAGGGCTAGATGCAAACACTGAGAACTACATAAGAAACATGCTAGCCAACAAAGAAAAAATTACACAGACACCAAGAATAATTTTATCAACTATACATGGAGCAAAAGGAGGTGAGGCTGATAATGTATTACTTTTACCTGATATTACTAAGTCTGCTATTGACAACGACGATCGTAATCCTGATGAATTACACCGTCTATTTTACGTAGCAGTCACACGTGCAAAAAAATCTTTGCACATATTAGAACCAAAGAACTATGACAGGGCTTATGTGATATAGTTATGGCTAGTTTTAAACCAGTTAAAAAAAAGAAGGAAGAAATAAAAGCTGTCAACATTATTGATGGTAACTACAAAACAAAAAGTTGTTTAACGCAAGAGCAAATTGATGAGATGAGAAGAAGATTTAAAATTAAACCAAATGGATATAGTAATTCTTGGGAGTTAGCTAAAGAGTTTAATGTTACTCCCGGCACAGTTAAACGTTGGACAAAACCAGAATTTGCAGAAAGTTGTAAAATAAGTGCGGCAAAACGTAGAGAAACACCTGAGTATAAAGAGTATAGTTGGAAAAAGAATCGTAGCGAAGCAGCTAAAAAAAGGAGCTCTATATATAGATACACGGAAGAAGGTTTTATTGTTTGTAAATGGGCAGACGTGGAAAAATTTGTCAACAATAATAAGAAAGATGCTAAGCCAGGAAAAATGGAAACTAGCACAATCACCAGAGAAGAGTTTATGAAACTTTGGAATGATCATAAAAGTAAATTTGGGATGAAATGTTATTACACAGGAGTCGAAATGGTTATCGCCCCAGGTAAACCTGATAATTTAGTAAGCGTAGAGCGTGTTGACCCTAATGTTGGTTATACAAAAGATAATACAGTGTTCTGTTGCCTTGGTATAAATTTTAGAAAACATGACGCAACAATGATGGATATTCTACAAATATATAAATTAGCAAAAAGGAAGGGTCTTTATGACAGATGAAACAGAAATATTAGATAAGTTTTTTGGTAAAGCCCATAGAGGAAGAAAATGTTTTTTTTCTGAAGAACAAAAACAAGAAATGAGACAGTTAAAAAACAAAGGGTTATCCAACAAAGAATTAATGCAAAAATATAATATACCTGAAACTAGTCTCTTCCTCTC